CTACTCGGCAAGCCTCCGGACCCACCTTGACTGTGCGCTTCCCACAAGTGGTCAGCGGTTTCCTTGAGGCTCTCCGCCCACTCCTTGAAGGTAATCGGTGTGGTTGCGTCCTTTCCGTAAATAATGCCGTTTTCATCCCTGGGTTCCGGCTCTCCTTTGTCATTGAGCGTGAAAATCCTTTTCCCTCGGGCCATGGCATCGGGCCAAGCCTTTTCATAGATTGAGCCTTCGACTTCCATTAGGGCATCCCGAATGCCCCCTTCGATAGTGACTTCTGCAAGCTTGTCCTTGTAAACTGTCACCTCTGATTCAAGGGTTGTGTTCCTTTCAGACAATGCCGTTACCTTTGTTTCATGGTCTCCAACCATTCGCGCTGTCTTCTTCTCAAAGAGCTTGTCTATTTCCCCTTCATCCATGAGCTTTTTTTCTTCAAGGTCCCGGACTTTCTGCACGGCTTCTTTGACAAGATCAAGGTCTCCAAGCTCTTCGACCGATTTGGCAATTTTCTTGAACTTTTTAACCTCACCCAATAGCTCATCGTTTTTGTCTTTGAGCCCTGTTGTTTCACGGGAAACAGCATCCTTGACACTGGTTCCCACCAGTTCCTTGACTTCTGACAAGTCGCTCCAGTTTTCGGGAAGCACCTCTTTATTTTCTTTTCCTTTTTCTTTTGGCTCTGCCATGGTTTTGACCTCCAGTCGTGTTTATGGTTTTGGCTCTGCCTGCCAATAAAAAAAGGCTAGATCCGGGAATGTCCCGGAAATAGCCCTAAACAAAAAAGCCGCTCTCACGCTCGGCGCGGGAAACGGCTTAAATTAAAAACTTAATTGTGGTTGTTAACTATGTTCCCTTTAAGAAAGATGAAACATTGCCATCATATTTCTTAAGTGGGGATGTTGAGGCATTTGTCAACAATAGAATGCCTGTTTTCTCTTTGACTTGTGCCCCTGAACTAACTGCTTTCATGGCCTCGGATTCATCGACCTTATCCTCGGCCAAAGAAATAGCCGCTTTTTTAGCGACTGCAAGAATACGAGCATCGTCTTTTGCCTGCCAATCATCATTTGATGATACTACTCCATAGCTCATAAGATATTTTCCTTTAGTGTTTTATCGCTCTTGGTTTCGGAATAACCGACCATGAAAACTCATTGCCCAAGTTCACGGCCATAACTTATTCCTTCTACTCCCATTCCGGTCTTTTCTTCAAACTCAATGATTGACTTCCTAATGTCGGTTGTGAGTCGATCTTTCAATGCTTTCACTTCATGGACTTCCATAATGCCCCCCCTACGCCGCCTTTTTCAATTCCGGCAGCTCGTTTAAAAGTTTCAGCCTTTGTCTATCGGTTCAAATTGGATACCATTTAATTTCCCGGTCACTCTCGCCCCTAAATATTTTACCACTCGCCTCAAAATCGAACAATACGGATACGACTATTCCGGCATTTTTGTCCCTCACTGATAATGAATTTTCGCCCATTGCCAGAAAAATTAGAGGTAAATCTATGTATGGGATTTCATCTTTGATAATTTCATTGACAGCGTTCACAATTTGCTTTTTGTCAAGCATCTTTGGCTTTGCAGGTTGCCTTTTAAATTGCTTGATAATCCCAACAAGTTGATTTCGTTCAAATGGGATTGATGATTTACCACCATCCGGTATTATAGAATAACGATCATCAAAAACGGTGTTAATCGTACCATTGAAAAGCCTGCCCCCGGACGTTACCCCTTGAACGTAATCACCGGCTTTTATATTATTTGACAGGCTTAAACTGGATTCCATGATCGCCTTTGTAGGGGGTGCGGTGGTCGTGTTCGCCGGTTCAGAACAACCTTAATTGATCACCTATGCCAGAATTGCTTTTGTCTGCATTGCATTTATGACAAAGACATTGCGTGTTTAGCCTTGTATGTGACCCACCTAAACTCAATGGAACAATGTGATCTAAGTTAGGATACAAATCATGGTACTGACTTTTAAAATCCGGTCTTGTCTTTTTACCACATAGTTGACAAATGTAATTGTCTCTTTCAAATATCTCTTTTAGGTCAAAACTTTCATACTCAACGGCAAATTTTGAAACTCTACGCTTATAAACCGCTTTCCTGTGAACCTTTTTGCCTTGCGCTGTCTGATTGTAGATTTTCGACTGCGCCAACCTTTCTTTTTTATGGTCTTGATAATGTTGTTTAGCGTACTTGCTCTTTTTTTCCTTATTATCTTGCTGATATTTCTTATGCCATGCCTTTAAATATTCTTTATGCTCTTGCCGATACCGTTTTTTTTCCTCTAAAATATATTCTTGATGGTCTAAATGATATTGCCTGTGCCACTCTGATATAGCTTCTTTATTGTCTTGCCCATATTTCTTGTTGCACAATTTGCATTGACTTTGTAAACCATCTTTATTTGATCTATCTTTTGAAAATTCTGCCTTGTCTATCCATTTATGACACTCAGAACACCGCTTTACATCTTGACTATCAGGGGTTTTTTCTGATATGCTTTGATCAGCCATGACACCATATCCTTTGTTATATGGGGTTGAGGTTAGAAACGGTGGGAGGTTCGCCCCTCTCATCGTTTCGTTATTTATAACAAAATCAACAGAGTATGTCAAGCATTAATCCTCTAATTCTTTCAATAATTTCAACCTACCATCTTTAGTTGTTAGGCCACCAAGCGTTACCTTTTTATCATGCCACAATTGCCACCTACCAGGTCCGAGGGTTTGGACTTGAAGCGGTTTTGGTAGCTTCACCATAAAGTCCTCAAAAGTTCCGAGGTAGGTTCCAACATCTATGATATTTCGGCCCCCGGTTCCGACACGCCCCGGGAAAAGTTCACCGGTCTCAGGGTCGATCTTGCCCCGAACCGTATAAGGGCGCTTGGCCTGCTTAAGTTCGTCAATGTCTATACCCATCTCACGAAATGTGGGCGTAATAAATTCTTTTACACATCGACAATTGCTTGACACGAGACCATTTGCAGTGTATAATGATGAAAAAGTTTGGAGGTCGTAAACATGTCCAGAAAATTGCCTTTTTCTTACGAACGAAACATCTGCAATCTCTATTTGGCCGGGAAACGTGTCAAGAACATTTCTGAGATTATCGGTTGTTCCAAATCTTTCATCAATAAAACCTTGAGGAAGAATGGAATTGCGCCCAATCAACTCACATTGAACCTCCCTATTGAAGAGATATGCAATAGGTATATTTCCGGTGAGTCCGAAAATACCATATCTAAAGATTTCAACATCTCGCGCAATGTTGTTCGCAAGAGACTTATTGAATCCGGTGTTGCCATTAGGGACATCACCACTGCCAACCGTCTTATGATGGATGCCAGAACGCCTGAGGAAAATAGGAGAAACACGTCGGCTGCCCATACCGCCGTCCGTGGCGTCCCTCATACTGAAGAGCAAAGATGTAAAATTGCAAAGAGCAGAGAATTCAGTCCGTCTAACGTCTCCCCTATCGAATTCAAACTGGCGAATAAACTCATTGAACGAGGGGTTGACATTATCCCTCAGAAAGCCATCGGGCGTTATAATATCGATATTGCCATCACAGAACCCCCCATCGCTGTGGAGATATTCGGGGGAGCTTGGCACGCTTTTGGTAGTCATGCCAAAAGATTCAGAAAACGAACGGACTACATTCTTGATCATGAATGGGCTGTCGTGATCATTTGGGTTTCTTCCGATTATCCTCTTAGCGAGGGTGCTATCGAATACCTTGTCACCCTGTCTCATGAGCTTGGCGCTAATGAAGCCCTGGGGCGTCAAGAACATGTGATTCGAGGCGACGGTAAGCCTACGGCCATCGGTCAATCCAATCTCAATTACAGGGCCATCGTAGGTGGCGACAAATGCGGACCTCTTATCAGGGGCAAAGACGGGCGTTTCACCAACCAAACAATTGGGATGTAAAGGCATTGTCGGCCCACCATTCAAAGGGTACACCTGATCACGACTATCCAGGGAAAGGCACCTGACACATATCCCCCGGCCTGTCTTGAAACTCCCGTTTTCTGTACCTGAACTCCATTTCCATCCCTTGATCATGTCCTTATTGGCTTCCGCGACATCCTGCATGGCTCTGACATTAATAGATTGCACGTACGATCGTGTTAATGTGGTTATATCCCCCTCGATCTGCTGAAAGGCGCCTGCCTGAAAACGCTTGACCAGCCGCGGGTATCCTTCCCCCTTCAACATCCCGGTCATGATCTGAGATTTGAATTGAGTCTGCAATCTATTTGAGAAAGAACGTTCAACCCAATCATTCAGGAGATGCCCACCTATCGGAGTCCCGGAAACCATCGAATGCAGTTGTGAAGCTGATACGGATACAGCATTGAAACCCGGGACCCGGCCATCGATACTAAGAATAGCGTTATGTTTGGTATAAGAGGCGGCGCCGGCATCAATAGCAACCGCTGTGATATCTCCGGTGATCTCTGCCTGAGTAGCCACGGTCATGCTCTGCAACTCTTCGGCCAGGGCCTCAAGGCGGTCTTTTGTGAATTTGAATTTAGGATCGATTTGACTGAGTTTCGCTGCAATTTCCCGCCTTGCCCGGTTTACGCTTTTGAGAATTTCCTTTAAAGCCGCGTCCTCATATTGACCTAACCTGTAGTTCCACCTTGTTTTCTCTACGAGCTGGATAAGGCGCTTGGTTTCTTCTTCGGTTAGCTCTTTTGCTGCTTGCGTTTTGAGATTAGGCATATTCGCTCATCACACCAAAAGTATCCGGACGGTCCCCACTGGGCAATGGGTTAGGGTGAAAGCCTGCATTTCGGGACTAACCCAAACCCTCTCATTAAGGCAACCAAAGTTTTTGTTGGACAAAATAAACAAGAGGTAACAAAGCAGTTGAAAAACATTGTCACAGATGCCTCTGTAAAAATCAAAAAGATGGATGGGACAATTCAAGAAGAAAGGACATACCCAAAGTCTATTGATCCTCACAAGAGTCCAGGATAAACTGATCTGGATGTTCTTTTATCAAATCAATGTCAAAATACATTGATGCACAATGATTTACCCCAAATCCAACAAGTGCCTCTTTATGGTCACTGTGAAAGGCAATATTTGATGGAGCGTCAATAAGTTCTGTACCGGCAGGGATAATAAGATCTTTTTTAAGTACACATTTTACTTTCTTCATAACTAAACTCCTTTAAATTAAATTTTATAACCAATCACTCCAGCGGACGGGAAAAAGCCCTGCCGATTCAATCATCTTTACAATATCCAAACCACTATATGTTGTGGTCACTTGAGTGAAGTAGATAGCCCCTAAACCCTAAACCTCATCCTTCTTGCCATCGTCTTGCAGCATGTTCCTTGCCTTTCTTTTCATAAGCGATAAGATGTCGATAATTATTTGGATATCATCATGTCGAAACGATACGGTTGATTTACCTTGATCCATATAAACCCAACATGGATAAGGATCGGTTATTCTTACTTCGATATCTCCAACTGTTATTTTACTGAGCATTTAAATCAAAGCCTTCCAAAGACTAATCTTCAACCCCCCCCCAATATTCTACAGCGCGAAACGATAAAAATAAATGACTTATGGTGTTAAAAACTTCCCCGTAAGCCCCTGCAAGACAGAATTATTCCGCTGATCCCGAGTCCTATCCTCTTCGATCTGTTCCACTTCCTTTTCCGGATCAAACCCAGGCGGCATCCGCTCGGACTGTTGCAAGACCTTCCATAAAGTATCCCGGCTGATATCATTGGAAACCCGCAGCTCCTGGAACACCTTGACCACTTCGGCACTCATTGCCTCGATATCGAAATCCTCATTGTACTTTATCTCAATATCCGCCGTCGTGTTCAGCCATTTCAAAGCCAGATCCCAGCATTTTGTCTCCGCCCGCTCACAGTTCTGGGCAAAATTAGAAAGTTGATTGTCAAGCTGTTGACGATCAAGACGTTTTGCCTCGGCACTCTCGGCCATTTTACTATCAGGCCTCATAATCCTTAGAACGATCTCCCTGATGGACCGCTCATCGTCAAGAATGGCCTGACGTGTTGCGCCGAATGCATCCCCGGAGGGCTCAACATATTTGGCGTCTGCACCATCACCGCCATCTGCAATATTCAAACCACCGGATGACGAACGAACAAAATTGTCTATGTCTTCTTGAGTTATCCCGATAGTTACAAGCAACGGGACCGCCGCATCAAACAAACTCTTATCAAGCTCAGAATCCCGGCAAAAGATCCGTTTCATGAGCGAAGAAACTTCTGCGAAACAAGATTCCCCCACCATCTCCTTTTTCTCACTGTACGGAATGGGGACAATCGGGACTACTTTTAAGGGATGATTACCGGTTTCAATTAACTTTGGTTCTGTGGTTGCTTTTTTCTTATCAGTCGCCCTTGATTCCTCTTCTTCCCATACTTCCCATCCTGTACGGGTCCAGATCTTGTATCTTGCAACTGCCTGGTGTTGCTGAAATGGTCCAGGAGACACACGCGCCGTCTCCTTGATGGTAATGTAAGACAACTCATTCGCGCCCGTGTCCCGGTTGCGCTCAAAGCCCCAATCAATGAGATCTAAGACATCCACGTAAACAAAATAGGGCCTCAAGCCCGCAGCCCGGGCGTCCGCTTCGGTTTTGATTTCCGTTTCCTTTGGAGCTTTTGTTGAATCTACAAGGACAAACCGGATCCCCCTTGCCGCAGATTGTTTGTCTTGCTCTTTGAAAAATTCGTCAGCGCTATGGCCCTGCAGGTCTACATTTTCAACGTACTCTTTTAGGATATCGGGAAACGGGTCTCTTTTAGGGGCCTTACGCCATACGGCTGAAAGGAAAACGCCCGTCACCGGCTTTGCAAAATTGCGATATGTGGCCCGGTCCTTCCGGATCTTGTATTGAGCTTCAGACTCATAAGGATGTTGAGGGAGGTAGGTATTAATCCGCTTGGTATTCGTGGTGTCAATACTGACAAGGGCGCTCTGGGACTTTTTCTCCATATCGTCCCCGCCCTCATAGAGATCCCGCCACAGTTCATATTTTTCTTCCTGGTTTTCGAAATCAGGGTGTTTTGAGTCAAGCACTATGTCTGATGTGTCGGTCATGTTTTGTTTTATCCCATTGGGTTGAATGCTGTTGCTCTGCGTGATTTGATTGGCATTTCGTATGCAATTGGGTAAGTACTGGCATCGTTTTGGTGGTCGAATCCGGTTGTTTTATCAGGCTCCCCGTTTTTATCATAACTCTGTTGCTCAAGACATGACGCAACTGTTGGACACTCTAAAAAGTTCACAAACAGCTTACCGTCCTCAAACGCCTTATTTGTTGCAAGTACCCTACCCTTTACAGCGTACATTGAGCGGCTTTTCACCAAAAACTTTGCCTGTTTCAAAAGCACAAAGTCAGACTCATTAGCGTTTACAGACTTTCTTCTATTTCCCGTGGCATCAGGATAAATGGTGATAGAGTGGTTATTTGATTGCCATTTGTTTTGGATGATTTTGATTATATCCGGAGTATCAAACACCTCTTTCAACTCCGCTACTGCATGCCAGGCCTCGCCCCGTTTAACGTAGATGGTCGCTGCCATGTGCTGGACATTGAAGTCCATGCCGATATAAAGCGGCTCTCTTTCTTGAATCGTCTCAGTGCTATTGTGTTTTGTCCTATCATAAACCCGGTATACGGTCCCTGATGTCAGATTGGTGAATTGCCCGTTTATGTAGGCGTCTATCAATTCGCTCGGGTACGCCTCGATCAGTGACGGTATATAATCTTCTGGGAGGTTCTTTTCATTGTCATAGGTGCTGGCCTGGACTAAACCATAGTTTTTTCTTAATGCAGGGTTTTCGTTGGGATTTTTAGAGAATAGCTGATATACATATTTGAAACCTTCCGGTGTAGTCGCTACATCAATGCCATTCTTTAGGCCATCGATCTTGAACCTCATCCTTGCCATAATCTTACGCCAGGCATTTCGTGCCTTATGGATTGGCAACACATCCAATTCATCAATCATGGCGTGGCCGATCTTGAAGCCGATTATGGATTCCGGCCTATCAAGGGACCGGCATATGATTGTTCCTCTTGATGCGCATCCTGAATAAAAATGGACTTCCTTGTTTGATTCCTTGATGGATACCGATAGTCCCATGTTCTCGGAGACTTCTTCTATTGTCGGATAAAAGATGTCCCTGATATGCGCATATGTGGGCGCGAAGTACCCTTGATCAATTCCCGGCCATTCCCAAAAGTGGGAGCATATCGCCATGCAGCCGGTATAGGTTTTTGAGGATCCATAACCGCCGACAAACCCCCTAAACTTCTGAGGCATAGCGAGGAATTTGGCCTGTGGGATAATAGCCTTAACTTTTATCTTTAACGGCGCGGCCATCTTCCACCATAATTTCTACCTTTATCGGAGTTGGGGTTTCGTCGCCTATCCCCGTCTGCCCCTTCTTCATTTGGTCCCTGGTTGCCTCAAGTTTCCCGATCCGTCCGGACAAAGTGTATATGATCTTTCGGAAGTCCGGACGTTTCTTGACAACCTCTTTCCGTTTTATGCCGCCAAAGTCAGAAGCCTTTATTTCGGATAATTCAAACCCGGTTTTTCCCTTATCTGATCCTGTCTTTTCAATCTCTTCCTCAAATTCCCGCTGTGCCTTGACCGCCCTGGCAAGCTGGATTTTCATGATCTTGATTTCATCGTCCAGGGTGCCGACTTCGATTTGAGTCCACAGGTCCTCTTCGGATTCCTTGATGCCCTGGGAATAGATGCCGAATTTTAGGGCGTTGGTGTTCTCAGGTTTACCCCCTTTATTGGTTCCACCATGCATCCGGCAACGGCCATTTGACATCCCGTAGCTCTTGCAAGGTTTCCCTGATCTGGTTTTCGCTCCACATTTTGCCACATCGATGTTTTATCCTTATTGCATCGGATCGTTTTTGATTTTCTAGGGGGGCTGTATTCCTGTTTGAGAATATACATACCCCTAAAAGGCCCATATGCCGGACCTATATTCCCGAACTGCTATTTACGCCCTGCTTACTCTTTTTTTGTTTTCTTGCCGGTGAAATCTTTCAAGGAATGGAGCCTCTTGGTCGGAGTTGAACCGCCACGCTTAACTGGTCGTTAAGTTGCTGCCTCAGCAAGAGGCTTTTTGGGGTACGGTTTTCTTAATGGTTCTATTTGCTTTCTCATTTTGTGGTCAAGCGGATATAAATATTTGTGTTTCCCTGGGAGATGAACTTTTTTACCTTCAGACGGTTTTATTACACGCTTATATCGACCAAAGCACTTCTTAACTCCTTTGGTTGAAACCATCCTTGAATGATGTCGCTTCCCATGTTTGTCTATTATAGCAAAGTCCGGTGACGTCTTACCTACATAAACCCACCCCATTGATTGGTATATCCCACCATGATGCCCGCGTGCTGGGTCTGCATACGATACAATTAGGCGGACACCTGGTGAATTACTCTTTAGGAACTTGCAAGCAATCATGCCGATTCGCGAGACGGTTGATTTGTGTTCGCTTAACGCGATCCTAGTCAACTCGCATATCTCAGTCTGGAGAAGCCCATATGGTTTGCCTATTTGGTTACTTGCACCACGGCTAAATACAACGCCCCCGATAAATGCACCGTTCTCCCATGCCCCGACAATAGATGCTTTGCCAGCAGGCATAGACTTTGAATAATGCCAATGTTCAACCGCATATTTAGCGGCTTCATAACTACACCAATCAACCTTCAAATCAACTTGGCTGGAATTCATGGCCACACTCTGGGCAGGTTACAGGTTTCTTTTCGTCAAGCCTTGGTTGTTCATCTTCCGGTACTGGTTGGAAGTCCGGCACATACCCCATCAACTCCTCAAGCTCACCCCCATCGAATCCGAGAAGGTCCATATCGAACTCAAGATCCTTCAATCCCCCACAATCTCAATCTCTAACAAATCAGGAAGCCAGTCGCTTTCTGTTACCCTGTTGTCTGTAATTCTAAGTGCCTTGACCTGCGCTGGTGTTAAATCAGCCGCCCTTACACAAGGAACAGTGTCTAAACTAAGCACCTGGGCCGCTAAATAACGCCCGTGACCTGCAATTATGCCGTTGTCAGCATCAAGGATAAGTGGCACAACAAAACCAAACTCTTTTATTGATCCGGCTATTTTCTGAACTTGCGCTTCCGGATGAGCCTTGGCATTCCCTGGGTATGGGATCAAGGTTAATATTGGAATGTGTTCTATTTTAAGTTTTAAATTCTTAGCTTTGTTTGTCAAGAATACGCCTCCCATGTATCCAACTGTGGCAATCTATACACGCCGTCAAACCATTGCTAATTATATATCTTAATTTTGGAAACTCCGCGAATGACTTAATGTGGTGGGCATGAATACATCGGTTTTTCTCTTTCCCACAGATTTGACAAATGTAATTATCTCTTTTAAAAACAGCCGTTCTCCATGCTTTATATTTTGCAGACGTTCTTTCAAGTCGTGATTCTTTTGTTTTTCCACCTTTCCAAAAATGGCTCTTATCCCCTTTTTGGCTTTCCCTATATCCAAAATCCCTACATTTAAAATCACAGTAATGATTTTCATTTCTCTTGTGAATGTTGGGTTGGACTAATAGCTCTTTACCGCAGTAACTACATGCAACGGCAATTCTCTCTGGTCTATCCTTCCTATCCCCTCGGTTTTGCAGATACCAATTATGTTTATATTCACTTATGGCTTCTTTGTTGTTTTGTGTATACTCACGCATTTTCAGTATGGCTCGTTCTTTATTTTCTCGATACCATCTTTGAGAATACGTCAACTTTTTGGTTTTTCTGCTACGCGGATTTAGTGCTTGACTTTCTGTATCAATTTCGGTATTTTCTTGGTTAGTCATGGCGCTCATATCTCCAATATATGATGTTGTGACGAGAGCCGTTTGGAAGTTTACGCTTCCTTGCGGCTCGCTATTTTATAGCATATTTAGCATGAGAAATCAAACACTTAATTCGCCTTATCAGAGATTTTCCGGGGGTTGTAATCTGCTGGGTTTAAGTCTTTTATTTTCATCAACTCACCCTCAACCGCAACCCAATCCCATGACGATTACACCTGAGACACCGGCGCCAGAAACCCCTAACGATAACCAGTATCCATTTAGGCGGGTCCATCACAATAAAAAGCCCGAACCTTAGAAATGCCCGGGCCGCCTTTGCATTGATGATTTTCAAGGATACTATTTCTGATACCAGAATTGATATGGCTTCAGCCGCTCGATCCATAACACCAGTCAGATCGTAAACCAAAACCTCAGTATGAATCAGTATCACCCGTTCCCCCACTACCGACTGCCAATACTTTCAATTCAATAATCCCCCATTAATCACCCCAATTTGAATCGCCTTACCCGACCTGGCAGCGCGATATGTAATCAATTCCATAATCGGCACACGCAATTGAATATCGACAGGACGCGGATTTTTAATCTTCCGGGGCAAGTCTATCATGTTTATGATTTTATCTTCGACCCTATGTCGTTCGGCTTCCCTGTTGTTTCCCTGCATTTTTCAGTGTCGATAATCCCGCATTCTCCTGTCGAATTCCATGGCCGCTGAGTGCATTTCGGCGCATATACGTTTTGTCATTTTGTAATTTGAAAAGAACTTGATAGCCGAATCTCTACCCTTGAAGCATAGGGCTATGTCACAACGGCGAACCATTTGCCCAGCCCTGATCTTTATCGGGATTGAAACAATCCACCTGAGAGTTGACTCCTGGAAAAATTCATAATCAAGCGGGCAGTGCCGATACCCACAGGCTAATGATCGGTTAAAATAGCATTGTTTTTCTCTCTGTCTTTGGCTTTTAATAATATAGACCCTTTACCTATACGGAAACAGCAAACGCTTTTCTGCGTAGGTTGAAGATGTGCCAGCGCACTGTTGACATTGATATTCTTAGTATTTCAGCTATTTGTCTTCTGGGGAGCTTGAGTTCGAGGGCGTTTGCAATTTTTCTTTCTTGATCGGTGAGGAAGGGTTTGTCGCGTTTGGTTCGAAAATTATAGACACGTAAATGCTCCCCTTGGACATAAATACTTTCTTCGGGAACATCCCTCCAGGTCGTGTCTTGCGGTACCCATCCAGCGTCTGTCATAAGCTCCCTCGTTTAGGGTGGTGGGGTCCCGGGCGGAGGTTACACGCTTCGGGACCCCGTTTGAAAGGAGGAAGAGAGTAGCTTGTATTTTGTAGGGCGTGAGTGATTATGTCAATGGGGTACTTGCGGGGTTTCCGTTGGATGGCGCTCCTTTCCGTTAGATTCCGTTGGATGGCGCTCAAAAGATAGGATTATTCTCCCATTAATTTATCAAGGCCGGCCTGTTTTATGCGTATTTGACGGCCTGCATATACCCAATGCTCACGATATCGCAAAGCTTTTTCCCGGATCCATTTGCGGACTGTCTTTCTGCTGACTTTCATGATATCTGCTATCTCTTGGGCTGTGTAGGTTTTTGGTGCCATTGGTTTTATGCTCCTTTCGCACCTTCACGATTTTGAATATACAAGACGTGGCTATCAATCGGATTTTCCCTTTTCAAGTTCTCAGCCACTAACTTTTTCCATAGCGGGGGTTTCGTGACTCCAATCCCGTTGTCATGCCATTCAACCCAATAATTCCACCAGAGCCACCACATGGGCGCTACGAGGTTTGATCGTTTATCGGCTCGGGCTAAACGGCTTTCGATGAAGGGGGATTCTTGCGTATGCCCGGCACACAATAAATACATGGATCTGCCTGAAATAAAGTCAGACCTGATAAATAAATGTCCGATATGAAAAGCCCACTCAGCACCCTTTTTCCAATGCCCAATCTTGGCTTTATCATCAGAGAGGTATTGCCGGCCGCACACCCCTACATCGTGAAGGAAAATACAAATGATCTCCCACCACTTTGGCCATGATTTATATTCCAGCCGCCATGCCAGGATCACACATATTGGATGCAATAGAAACTGGTGACAGCCTATTAAATATGATTTTGTTCCTTCTGTCATTGGGCTCTCCCCATTAACCTATCCCTGTTCCAACAGGTCAAGGCGCCGCTGTTCCTTCTTCATGTCGGCTGTGATTAATTCAATTTTTGCCGCTAGATAATCAGTTTCGTTGTAATACACAGTGATTGTTTTTTTGCAGTCACTGCAGACCTTTTTTCCACGGTAAAAACAACACCCTGAATAATGCTCAATAAGCTTCAAAACCACGTTTTCATGGGAGCATTCAAGTTGTGCAATCTTGGTATCCTGCCTGCCTACGTCATAGAGAACCTCTCTGAGCTGGTTGTGAATCTCTTCGAACTTGTCATTAATCTTTTCAAATCTCTCCTTGAAAAACATAAGCGTTTCTCCTTCCTAATGAGTTAACTGAAATAGGTTAAATTCACCCATTATACGGAAACAACGAACCTTTTTATTGAGATGCCCACACCATGTCCAACTTCCACAGCTATCAGCCCCTGGAAACCTCTGATCGGAAATTCCAGCATGTTCGTGCCAGTGTACGCACTTATTGTTTTCGCAAAGTCCAGAAAGTGATTTGCAGCATTTCTTTTTCATAACTCTCCCTTCAAATTTGGTGGTTGGCCTTCTTTCCACCCCCTCTTTTCAAGCAGAGCTTCTTCATGGCAGATAATCTCGTTGAATCTTTTAAACGATTTGGCCTGATAAACGTGGTGGCCAAGGAAATGCAATATCAACCGTTTTTCTTTTTGCTCTTTCCGGAATGTCCCTTTCTCCGCCTTCAGTTCGATCAAGACAATCAATCTCATCGGCATGAAAATAAACAAATCAGACCACCCGGGCTCATTAACCTTTTTTGAAAAGTCATGCCATGCGGGATATCCCCATTCTCGGCATTGATTTAAACATTTCCCTAATAGGGTTTTTTCGAGCCCTGGATCCGCGATGTCTGGGGTATTTTCCTGTGGTGGTTGCATTTTAGCCATAACCGCGACAAATTGTTCAGGAGTCCAGTTGCCCATCCTCAACCCTCCCTAAAACGGAATATCATCTTCCGGTATGTTGATATCTTGAGATCCCTCGCCTTGACTTTGAGGCTCTTTAGCCGAAGGATCCCGCCCACTCTCGCCATTATCCTTTTGGCCGCCGCCGCTCAACATCTGCATCTGAGCGGCCACAATTTCAGTAGTCCATCGCTTGTTACCGTCTTGATCTTCCCAGGAACGCGTCTGTAGCTTCCCATCGATGTAAACCTGTGAGCCCTTGTGAAGATATTCCCCGCATATCTCCGCAAGCCGACGCCAGGCCGTAATTTTATGCCACTCCGTTTTTTCCTGTTTTTCTCCTGATTCTTTGTCTTTCCAGGTCTCGGATGTGGCCATGGAAAAATTACAAACTGCGGTCCCGGATTGCATGAATTTAACCTCGGGATCTTGCCCTAATCGACCGATCAAAATAACTTTGTTTACTCCGGACATAAAACCTCCTCAGTGCAGCATTAACGATTTATCAGGGGTCATAAGACGTTTGACATCTGGCACAGAAAACCCCCTTGGCATATTATCAATCTCGACAATACCGGGAAGGGATATGGGATGCCCCCCGTTATTTCGTTTAGCCATCGTATGGTAAAGACCCTCAAACTCTTTTCGCTTCCACTTCCATTCATCAAGAGAGACTTTGCATAAATTCACCCATCCCCCCATGGCCTCAATCGTGGAATTAATTACACGATCGTCAGTAAAATCGACCGACTCATAGGGGCCTATGTCCTTTACGGCTTTATGTACCCGCAGCCATGCGATAGTAGCCTGCTCATCCTCTTTGCCGTTAAGCAGGTCCAGGAGTTCGGAGGGTTTTGGGAAAAACTTAAAGATCGTCATGGCCAGCTCAAAGGCTTTTTTACATTGAGCATCGGTGTAGGGTTGAAGGGCTGCCCAGTATACGGTTTTGAGGGCGTCTGAAATCTCTTTGCTGTGGATCTCACCAAGAAGGGTCATGAAGTTTTTAAACATAATTTTATCTTTCATGAAAACATCTCCTTTCCATCTTCAGGGGGTTCCCACTCTTTAAAGCTCTCAATATTCTGAGCTGTGATATCTGACACCTTGCCTTTTAGGGGATTTTTATTGCGGTTGATATATCGGCCATTCAAAACCTTGTCGAAATTTGATTTTGTAACCAACCATTCCAGATCAGGGAAAAATGGTTTTTCAGTTTTGCCCATAAGAAAGTCAGAGGCTTTCACTTGAAGGAAGAATTTTTTCCACCAATCGAGGGATTGATATTCTTTGTCAAATTTCCATCTTGCCCGGAGGTAGCTTTGTTTTTTTTCATCCCATACTTTGACCCGTGATAGTTCTGGTAAAATTTCATGATACAAGGCTTTGATTTTTTCCTGCGGGCATACCGAAGGGCCAGGCGGATCGACCGGGGGGGGTGGAGCCCCCCCTCCTATCCCTTTATCTACCTCTGTCTCTGTCTCTGTCTCTGTCTCTGTCTCTGTCTCTGTAACGCGCGCGTGCGAGGGTCCGGCGTCTGTCTGGATATTGTCCGGAGCTTGTCCGGACTTTTGAGGTTTCTTTTTCGTGTATTCATCTCTATATTTCAAGAGGTTAGGGCAATACACCCTTATCAAGTTCTGATCTTTTTTTGTGAAAAATAATCCAAGAGTCTCACAGAAACTGAGGAACTTCTGGAACTTTTTTGGTGAAAAGTTGACAACTTTCCGCCAGT